CCAACAGGCTCCAGTGTGCCACCAAATCTCTGGTGGACTTCCTTTTCGACCTTGCCGTGATAATCGGTGTGGTCGCATTCTGGGCAGGGGATCATATTTTCTCTCCTTAGTTGGTGGGGGCGCGATGGCCCCCGTTGGGTTATGCGATGGCGGCTTTGAGAATACCTGACTTGCAGGCTTCGCGGTTCCAATCGGTTGTGCCGATTACCGTCCAGTGCCATTCTGTTTCAACTTCTGGATGACCAACGTGCCAAGCGACATAAAATTCGCCTATGCAAAAACAAATTGCGTCAACGCCAAAATCTTCTGGTTTGATTGGCGTCTCCTTTTTTTCAATTATGTTTGTAGCTTCTAAATGCCATTCCCATTTAATACCAGATTTTCCACCTACGATTGGCGCAACATTGCGAGGATTAGCCAGCTCTACTTTAAACGATTTGCCATTTTTCTCAACGAACCAACCACCATGCGAACCAGCAACTTTGATGTCTCCCAAAAGTTCACCCTTAACGCCGTCTGTAAAATTGAATACTTTCATTTTCTGTCTCCTGATTTTTGATTTTTGATCTTACTTAATACATATAGTGATACCCCAAGATATATCAAGGGGTATCTTTAAATAATTTATTAGGCTGCATCAAGGGCAAGCCATACGTCAGCAAATGCTTGTTCGTTGCATCGCCTGATGAATGCTGCGCGGGTGGCTGGGTCGTTACAGAACGCCTCGCGCAGCCGCGAATAAATGTGGATGAAACCATCGCCATGTGGCTTACGCAAGTAGCGACCTTGGCTCCGATCAGCGCGGTAAAGTGTAAACTGTACATAGTGTGCTACCTCATGCAGCACTTGGATCAAGTTACCGTGATCCACATCGCCTGTTTTGATAAACGTGCCACCGCACTTGGCGTTGGCGTCAAATGATTTGTATTCGTTATAATAGACGTGGCCGTCCAGAACTTTATCCTCAAAACATTTATGTCCATTTTCATATTTGCCGTTCTGGATATTTTTGATCTGCCAATACGACAAGTTAATCACAATTGAACTGTGACAAGCATATGAGCAATTGCCTCTGTCACCGTTTGGCTTTTTAACAACCAACACTTTTAGCGCATTGGCCTTCTGACTTTTTGTCAGTGAAAACTTAGTGCCGTCGAGGCCGTCGAGCGCGTTCTCAACCAAAGATGAAATGAATGGGCGCTGTGTGTTTAGATCGTATGTCATTATAGATACTCCTGATTTTTGAATTTTTGATCTTACCTAATACATATAGTGATACCCCAAGATATATCAAGGGGTATTGTTAATTAATTTATCAATGGGTTGCTTTTATTTCCCAAGCGTAGGCCACGCGCTTGCGGCGGTGCTTGGATTTACGGACGCTGTGCCACTCGCCAGACTGGTTGTCGATTGTCCTGTCGCCCGACACCACAATGTAGTGGCCCGTGATGTTGACCAGATAGGTCTTCTTGCGATCACGGGTCTTGAGCCAAGCTGCCAGCGTGGCATTGTCTCTGGCATACGAACCGATCTCGCGCTTGTAGTGAAACGTCATCTCGACGTTGTTGGCCCCCATTACAACTTTCATCAAGTTGTTGCTCATGCCCGTGATCTTGCCGCGATATGTAAATTGCAGACAGGCGTCATAGGCGGCGTCATAGTGCTGACGCAGAAACACAGCAACGGCGTAGGGGCCGCACCATGTGTGGCGGCTCTTGCTAGTGCGGAGCGGGGTGTGGGACTGGGCAGTTCTTGGTAGCATTGGATGGTCTCCTGATTGGATAGTGGGTGGGGCCGAAGCCCCGTTTTAATCAATCAAAGCTAATGTCACTGCCACGTTTTGTGATCAGAACTCTGATAGGTTCAAGATCATGACCTTTGCCTAGTTGATCGTCTAAACTGGCACGAAATTTATGTATGCAATGCACTGTGGTGGCGCGTCCGTGGTATTTACTACTGCTGTTAAGTGCGTTTTCAAAAGCTGCTTCAAACATTTTTTTTTCCTTTGTTTCTCTCTTATACAATTATAAATAGCAGGTATATCGGGGAATGCAATAGCAAAATACAAACTAAATACATTTAATTAATAGATGAGGGGCCGAAGCCCCCCGTTGATTATTTTACTTTTATGAGGGTGCGAGCGTGTAGGCATTGGATGTTATAGCCGCCAGCTAAAATTGTGCGGATCGTTACGATGTGGTCATCTATGTTAAATTTTCCTTCGTAGCCATCACTGCTCTCTTTTAGTTCAAAGTCTTGTATTTCGGTGATGCCCTTTTTCCCCAAGGCTTTGATGATACGATTGTTGCGGCTTGCGATAAGTCCGTCCACATTTTTTCTAATAACAGAAGCTAACAATGCTGCGCTGGTTTCGCTGAGTAGTTTGTACCAAGTTTTGCCGCCGCTTACTGCCCACATTGCTTCATAAAAACCCCAGCTATCTTGCCCCCAGTTCTTTGCAGCTTCACTAACTGGCCGTCCGTAGGTTGGCCCAAGGCGGTTGTTGTGTCTAAATTCAGCAATTGCCTCTTTGCGGTTAATGGCCCAAGCCAACTGAGTTTCGTACATCTTGGCATCTAACGCTGCGAAGGCTTTATTGATCTGGTCTTGCATTTCTAAGTCCCTTTCTAAATCACTATACGATTATACATAGCAGGTATATCGGGAGATACAATAGCAAAATACAAACTAAATACATTTAATTAATATATGGGGGGAATATATAGGGGAAAAATAGGGGGAAGCCAAAATGGGCGACTTTCCCCCGATGAAATTTATGACGCAATCTGATACAGCCAACAGTCCATGTATCCTTCCCCAGCGTCTCGCCGTCTGACGTGAGATTTTTTTGTGACATAGCCAGCATCGACAGCGTGGCGCATAGTTCCGCAAATTTTGTGCGAATTTTTTTTCAACAAAACTGCGATATCTTTGCTGGTCATAGGCCCGTGTCTCTCCAATATTGTCAATATCGGCTTGAACGCTGACGTATCTGTGCGGCTAGGAATTTTTTTCACATCAATCGGCAGCGGTGGCCGAAGTTTTTTCCCGTCTTTACCCTTAGTTTTTGCGTAAAATTTCTCCAACGTCAGTATGCAATGAGCATAAGTATTTTCATATGAAATCTGCTCTAATCTTGTTCTGGTTCGTCTCATCTGTTATCTCCCTCAGATTTTATAGTTTCTCATTCGCAGATTGCTAACAAATCGATCAAGCTCGACCTGTGCTGTCCATAAATTTTGTTTTGTATTCGGCAGCGGATCAACTGCATATGCAGCGTTGTGGCATCGCTCGACCTCTTGTCGTAAGAATTTTAGTTCGGCTTTATGCGTCAGTAAAATCTCTTTCATTTTTTTCCCTGTCTGATAGATTACTTTTGAGGGTGGTTTTCATATCAACATTTGCCTGTCGGTCTGGTTAACGTCACCGTGCCACCCTCACGATTCCTGTCCTCCTTCAGCAACTTTTTTTGGTAAAATTTAATCTGTTCTCTGAGGCCAGCATTTTCAGCCTCCAAGCGTTTATTTTCTTCGTTTACTCGCTGATATTCATCGCGGTGTATCAATTTATTAAGCCTCCATTTAGTCATTTTTCTACAGCCTCTTTTTTGATAAAATTCACTTTAAATTAATAATGGCTGCAATGATGGAATATAACTAACATCATAATTCTCATTATCAGTTTTGGGGTAATTTAAAATTTTGTAGTTTAGTTTCTGCCTTCTGATCTTGCGCTCTGACTTGCTACCGACAATATAAATATATCGGTGCTTTCTGGGCCGATCAACGTGTTCTCTAATTTCACCTTTTTTTGCTTTTCTCCATGTTGTTCTACTGTGCAATCCAGAGAGCGATTTTAAATCTGTTCGTTTTTCAGATAGGCCAGTGTAAATAAAGTTGGTTGCTTGATATACATATCCACAATGTCCATTATTTTTGTCAGCGTAAGAGACAACAATGCTTGGCTGGGGTAGCATTTTTAGTGCGCGTGATACAAAAAACGATGCAAGATTTTTTTGGTTGTTTACCAAAAACAATCTATTCAGTTCTAAAACTTCACTTTTAAACTCTTTTCCACAAACTCCTTCGCACAGACTTAGACTTGGAGGTGATCCAAAAGTACACGCACCAACCAACTCATTATTATTGTACAAGCCAAAAGCATAAGTTATGCTGGGCAGTCGCTTCAGATAGTGAGATCGTTCTATTAGATCGTAGCAAAGATTCTTTTGTATTTTTATAACTTTATAATTTTTCATTTTTCCAGAAACTCCAGCACTTGCTTCGACGCATCGCTTGCGCCTTTTCCAATAATCACAGTGTGGCCCACTGATTTCAAATATTCGATCATTTTTTTCTGATCGGGGGAAAGTCTGCCACCCGTGACACGCTTCATTTCCACCCAAAGATTGCAGGAGGGGATGTACAAGTCTGGTATCCCCCTTGTGACCCCCTCTGCCTTCAACCGTGTCGCCACGCTAATCGATCTCTTCTCACCGTTTGGGATCGCAAAAATCAGCGTGTCTGGATATTTGGCGCGAAACCAGTTCACAAACCCCACCTGTTCACTGTGCTCAGAATGGGATGTCTTCAAGACTAAAGTCTGCGTATGGGCCTTCTTGCGCCTCATGTTTTCTCTCCACTTTTGTATAGTCGAACTGCACAACCTCAAAATATTTCGGGTTGTATGTCGATGGTTTTATCTTGATGCGGCTGGGGCTATCCCACCAATGGCACTCATCAAGAGCCTCGCTCGTTGTGTCGGCCCCCGATGACAGCAAAGGCTTACGCTCTTGATATTTACTGGCGGCGTAGCCCCCATGATCGGGGCATAGCCATTCGTTAATGCTCAACAGCCCAGCGTAGTACGTGACTTTGACCGAGTCAGGCTTGCCCTCTTTTTTGTGCCGATGGTAAATTACGCTGTCCACATCGACCCATTCTTCCTTAACCTGACTGGAGAGCATGGCCCCGCTGTAGCTGTTTGAATTGTGGTTCAAAGTGGGTGGCGGGAATTGATGGCCGCAGACGTGGCATTGCAACGCCGCTGCAAAGCACATTGCTTGGCAAGCCTCGCACATTTTTACGGGTGCCGTACCCTCGCCTGCCCCCGCGCTTTTATCCTTGGGTTTTACCCTATCAATAAATCCATGTCGCTGAACATTGGCTCCGAAATCAAGAACGAGGGTATCAGTCTTGCCTTCAGAAATTCTAGTGCCGCGACCCACCATCTGGACGTATAATCCAGTTGAAGCAGTGGCCCTTACCAAAGCAACAACATCGACGGCAGGGTGATCAAATCCAGTGGTTAGCACGTTAACATTAATCAGGCATTTAAGCTCACCGCTTTTGAAATCGGCAATCGTTTGCTCTCGCACGGCGCTGCTGTCACTACCCGTCACCACGCCGACATCAATGTCGTGCGCCTCAAATTCATCCTTCAGCATGTAGGCGTGATTTACGCCGCTGCTAAACACCAGCCAGCTTTTTCGACCCTCGCTCAGTTCCACAATTTCTTCGACAGTTTTTCTCACCAGTTCGGGATCAGATGCAGCCGTGGCGAGGTCGCTCTCAATAAACTCACCGCCCCGTTTTTTTACGTTTGTCAGATCGATCTGGTTCAGACCGCCTTTGCTAATTACAGGCGACAGGTAGCCTTGCTCCATCAGCATATCGATTGGAATGTCATAAGCGATACCGTCGAACAAAGCACCCGCACCTTTGTGCAATAAGCCTGAGTCCAATCGATAGGGCGTGGCCGTCAAGCCCACCACTTTAATGGCAGGATTGCACACTTTTAGATCGGCAATAAACCTGTTGTATCTGGTCTCAGTATTTTTGGGCAGCATGTGCGCCTCATCGATCAAGATCAGGTCTGGCGCAGGGATGATGTCATAGGCGCGTTCCCAGACCGACTGGATGCCAGCAAATGTGATCGGCTTGTCCAACACCTTCTGTTTCAGCCCCGCACTATAAACGCCGTAATCAGCCTCTGGATACATCTTCAACAGGCCATTGGCCCCTTGCTCCAAAAGCTCCTTCACATGCGTCACAATCATTACCCGTGTGCCAGAAAATGACATGGCGTCCCTTACGATCTGAGCTATGATAGCCGTCTTGCCCGATCCAGTGGGTGCGACTATAAGTGGATTATCACCCGCCTTACTCGCCCAATAGTTGTACAAGCCATCGACAGCTTCTTTCTGATAGTCGCGTAATTCAAAGGGCATGGGAAACTCTTTCTCTCAATTCTTCGCTATTGTCTTGGTTGCGAATGACGCCATGTGGCGTCTGATACTCCACGAAATCATCGCCAGCGTCTATGATCTCCCAATCGCTTGGCACCAAAAACGGATTAAAGAGATGCCCCCCCGCGCCCTCCTTGCGGCTCCAAGTGCCGTCTTTTTCTGGGGTGCTGTGCGCGTCCGTCCGATCATTAACTTCTGGCAATTCACCGCCGTGACAAATCGGAATATAATTGCAAAAACGACAGGCAAACTTTGACGGGTCGTGGCTGATTTTTGACGGTGGTTTCTCATCAAAAATAATATTGTTGGCCTTGCTGATTAGCATCTCACCCTCGGCCCGATCCCGCTTAATCCGCTCTGCGTAAATCTCATCGTTATTTTTATTCACAGCAAAAAAATAACAACGATCAATGTCAGCCAAATGCATCCCGACTTGGCACTGCGCCCAGTAAACGGGCTTACTGATCCTGACGCCCTTCGCCTTCGTCTGGGCAAAGCTTTTATCGTTCATCGTTTTAAATTCCAAAGTGTGCGGCTCTTTGCTCTCAGGAAAGCCAACGCCAATTCCATCTAAGCTCAGTCCAAAATGACCCCCACAGGCCGTGTAATTAATCTGTCGGCCAGTGTCTGGATCGACCTCCCACACCTCAACGCCAATCGCTCTCAAGTTTGCCACGATCCGCTCTTCTTCACGGTCACCCGTCTCAAACAGGCGCAGCATACGCCCCTCAAAGTTCTGTGAGCTTGCGTGTCGAAACTGATACCAGAGCGCCCTAGAGCATGGGTTGCCTATCTGGCTCCCCCCAAGATGCGGCCTGTGGCCGTTATCGCGGCTGGCCTCATAGTGTTCGTAAATCTTCTGCACTGTCGTAGGCTGCATGTATTTTTCAAGGTTCATTTAAAACATTTCCCCTTGGTCAATATCGCTAGGTTTCCAAGTAATATCACAAAGTTGGTAGCTCTGGACAAACTCGGAAAACTTGGCTTTATGAAATTTTCCTGATGGAGTAATCTGTTTTAAATCTTCGACAGACATACGCATTTGCTCTCCCTCATGCTCAATAATCAACCCACCCTCACGAATTGCATCTTTGAGTTCATAATCTCTGACAGAGACAAATTTACCCAACCAAAGTTTCTTCACAAGTTTATGTTTCATCTTGGCTCCTCTCTATTTGTAAAATGGGGCAGCGAAAGCCACCCCATCGCAAAATAGATTATCGCTTCCAAGGTGGGGCGGCAGCAGCCTGTGGAGCCGCCTGTGGAGCCGCTGTGGCTGCACCCGCGCTTGCGTATCCCTTAACGTCATTGCTGGCGTCATAGCCATTTGACGCTGGTCGTACCGCCAGCTTGACCATCAGCGGCTTGTCGAGCAATTCCTCTGAATTATGCAGCGGAACCTGCAAGGCCGCGCCAATGCTTTTCAAAGTGCGAGTTGCGATTTCGACCGCCGTAGCGTTGGGGTTCACCAAGTTCAATCGGTCGAACACCACACGGCCAGTGTAGTGGCCCTCAATCACCTCGATTTTCAGTTGAAGATATGATCCAGTCTGCGCTTTGGTAGGCTTCTGCTCACGTTCAGTAATCACGCACTTGTAATTGCCCGCTGGCAGCGGCTCGAACGATGGTGCCACTTCCACTGCGTCGAAGTTAATATTGCTAAAGTCCATTGATTTTCCTACTCTGTTAAAAAGTCTGCGAAAGGGTTGCGGTCAAAAGTGAACGGCAGCGGCTCACTGATGTTAAAACGATTTTTGGTGATAGATGCAGCTTGAGGATGGCAGATAATTTCGCGCTCACCCGTGCTGATCGCACGTTTCTTGTCGCCCTCGCCATTTCTGACGAAAGTTTTCAGCCTGATCATCGCCACAAGATCGACGTTGTCTGTGTAGTTTGCCAAAGATTTACGATGCAACCGCAGCGTGTATCTTGAGTAACTATCGCTATCTGGTAGCTCTAAATGCTCCGTATCGGCATGGGCAATGAAGATTATATTCATGCCCTTTTCGTATGCCAGTGATCCAGCCCAGTCTCTGATCTGCCTGTGCTTTTCAGCCGCCGCAGATTGACCAGCACCAAAACCTCCCGCCGCCGCATTAATCGACTTGGCCTTACCATCTGCATTTACGATTTCTGACTCAATTATCGTCGCTAACTGAGTGATCGAATCAATCACCAATGTTTTGTGATTGTGGTCTTGCGTGGCAAGCGCCTCGATTGCGTCCAGCACGTCTTGGCTGGATGTAGCCAGTGGAAACAGGCTGACGTTGTCATTGCCCGTAAGGCTGGCCGTGCCGTCCTCCGTGCGAATTATCACCGGGCTATTAAACATAGAAGACAGTGTTGTTTTTCCCATCCCGCCTTCCCCAAAAATGGTCGCTATAATCGGGCGTTGGCCTGATGGCTTGCTCAGTGTTTTAAGATCAATCGCCATTACTCAATCCTCCATGCCCGAAAGGTGCCATCGTCCTGCTGTTGGCAACGCACCAGCATTCCCATGCGTTTTCCCGTGTTGCGAATTGATGTGGCTTGCGACTGCTCATCAACCACAACGCTGTCTCCAACGCTCATTTGATTGAGCAAATCTTTCCACTTGCCCGATCTGTCCCGCGAGGGTGCCGTCATTGGCACCCCCTTTTCGATCTTAAAGTCCATTACCAGTCCTTCCCAAAAACAAGGCTAAATACCTCGTCCAAAATTTCATCTATGCTGCGGTTCATTCTGCAAACTCCAAGTCTGGGTGGTCGCGCCACCTGTTCAATTTTCGCTCTAACCTGATCTGGTCTGGACTTTTACTTTGGCCGTCCATCACAGTGACGGAGGCCAGAGAAACAATCAGCATTTCAAGCTCGACATCAGTGAGGCTCATCACACCACCTCAATCTTGACGCCAACCTTGCCAGCTTTGGTTTCAAAGGCAGGCGCGATTTTGGCCCACAATTTTGGCTCATTAGCCAGCAAGTAACGACAGCCAGCGGCATCCGCGCTGATTGTGTGTTTCACAGGGTGTAGGCTAGTTGGAATTTTACGGCTGAGTTTGTCCCAAACGATTGCGTCAACTTTGCGGCTGACAGGCTGTGTCAGCGTAACTTTGTGAAATTCAATTTTGTGAGATATGCTGCCCTCTTCTTTGACTTCAAGGGCTGTTGCGATCTGCTCTTCAATCGCGTGGCGCTTTGCAGTGAGCGCCTTCTCTTGAGCTTTGATATCCAACCAATCAGCGGCAAGAATATCGACATTGATATTGTCCATTACGTTCTCCATTTTCGTTTTCATTCATTCATTCACATTTTCTACAGAAATTGGTTTACTCCGAAACTTTCAAGCTGTAAAGCTCTTTTTACAACAAATGTAAAATGGAGCGAAAAATGGACGATATGATACCTCTTGAGACAATAAGAGACGCCCTGCAAGATCGACGGTTGACGGTTGTGGCAGAAAAATCTGGGCTGTCGCACCCCACGGTGAAGGCCGTGGCGACAGGCAATGAACGAATCAGTTTGAATACTTGGAGAAAATTGTCAGAATATCTCACCGTGTATAAATAAAAGGTCAAAAAAAATGACAATAAAAGTGGAAGAGTATTGCGAAAAACTGGGCTGGTATCTGGTTACGATACCCGCTGGCACAAAAGGCCCAACCCGTTTTGGCTGGCAGAAACCAGAGCAGGCATTGAGCGATCCAGAAGCGGCCAGAAAATATTACGAGCAAAACCCAACACATAATGTGGGCTTGCTGCATGGAGCGTCTGGAACCTGTGCCGTGGACATCGATCATGTCGAGCATACCAAGATGATCTTTGAAGAACTGGGCATC